CGCTTATCAGTCAGCGCATTCATGTAAATAGCTCCCTTCGAACGCCTTTGGAACAATAACTCTTTTCAACTATTTCAGACTCAGTCTTTTGCGCGCGCGCGTATCCTGTGATACCATCACTGATCAGTGGTTGACCTCACAACCACAGAACAGCTAGGTTTCATCAGAAGAGATAAAACTGTGGAGATAAAGGCGTTCTCGTTTCCTAACCCGAATCAGGGCGCGTACGACTCGTTTTCCTTACCCGAACTCGAGTTGCACTTGCTTCAGAGCTTTATGCTAGAGAATATCAAAGGTATCTTTCTTCCTCACCCGAACCAAGAGACTGGAGGATATTCGAAGATCAATAGTAGCCATTCTTTTTGATCGCGTCCATTACGCACAACAGTATCGACTGCGCGTTTCTCTTTCCTCACCCGAAGCTGAGAAACCGGACGATATCCCTTAATTCCGAAAATCCCTCAATCCCTTTGTATGGCCTTCCCACCATACGATCAACATGATAATTATACCGCAATTGGACTTCAAAGTAGACGAGGAACGATGGGGCGACCCATTTGACCCTAATGACGAAGACCAACTCACGACGGAAAATATCAGTGGCTATATTGCCTACATGATTATGATCTATCAATCACGTGAATATAAGGACAATGAACTTTGGGAGATTTTCCATGAAGATTTCGAAAACTTTACAGTAGAGATCTTTTCTCAAGCACACCGCCAAGCACTGCGAGATCTCCGGACACACCTCGAGAACAATGGAGTATGGATTAGGAGAGTAAAGGGTTTATCATATACAAGAGTTCTAAAAGAATGCCTCGAGGAGAAAAATCCCCATGAATGGACTGAGCAAGAGACTAGGGAAAGAAACCGATCTACACATCAATCTACTACCCAACCTGCCCAACAAACTCAGGCTTCTCAACTCCAAACACCTGGAACTGAACGAGCTATAGAAGCTCCTGTGCCACCACGAAATCGACTCCAATGGCACCAACAACGGACGTACGAGACACCTCAGCCACCCGAACAATCCCAATCGCTACCACCTTTCCCTTCTATACAACAACAGCGTCGTCAATCGCATCAGCCGTACGAGCAATTCCCGATACCTAGGCAAGGGGACAAGGACGATACTCCGTCTAAGTTGCTCACGGATCTGATGAAGATATACAACAGTGACGAGAGGAAATATGGCGGAGAGGAGTATGACATCCTAGATATCAAGTTACAAGTCTTCTACGACTGTTGCTCCAAGATTGGAATACAAGAAACGCACTACCACGCTGCTTTTTCGGTTATGCTCAAGGGACGTGCAAGCAACTTTTACTACGATAAGATTGCTGGCAGATCATTTGACTTCAAGACAATGGTTAGCATGACAAAGACCCATTTTGAGACAGAAGAAAATCACCAGAAGTACCTGTCTGAATGGCGTGAAACTACATTCCAACGTACGATTTCTGCAAACCCGGAAAAGTCAAGACTCGAATGTTTCCAAATCATGGTCGATAAACTCCAAAATATTCAACGGGGACTCTCAAGAGAGTACCAGTATGAACACAATCTCCGTGACCAGGTCATCAGCGCTTGCCGAGGCGTCGAGGAATGCAACCTTGCACTCTACAAGCCTGCGAACACATTCGAAGGAGTATGTGCTGAGCTGCGATCAGCAATTGGTACTGCTATGCGATCGCGAGACCCAGCGTCAGCATTCAACACCCAAGATGACGGCAATGGATACGGCCAGAACTGGACTGACCGCACATACGGGGGGCGTGGCAGAAGATACGACCGTGGATATGGCCAACGTGGAGGAGGATTCCGTAACTACAGAGGTGTCAATCAACGCAACCAAGAGAGAGGAAACTTTCGTAGGGGATACCGTGGAAACTATGGAGAATCACGTCAAAAGAAATGCTACGTCTGTGAACAACCAGGATGCTGGTCAACTAAACACTCCGTAGAAGAGCGTCAACAGGCATACAACAAATTCCGTCAATATGCCCAACACACGGTAGACCATGAGATCACACCACAGTTCTACCAGAGCTTTCTCGCTCAATTCGAGGGAGTAGAAGGGATTTTTGACAATGACAGTATAGGAGACGTTGAACAATGTCTAATGGAGATGGAAATTGACACTGAAAACTATCTTACAGAGCTTGGAGAAGTCAACGGCGTCCAGACAGTGGCCATTCTAAACGACCAGTCTACCCTGCATGCAATTGTTAGAAAAGACCTCTTTAACGAGCTAGCAGACTCAAATGAGACATCAGCGTTTACCTTCGACAACCGCTACTCATCAGACATATTCCAAGGTATTATGCCAGACAGTGGAGCAGCAGGCGTCTCAACTGCCGGAAATCCCCAATTCCTTGCATTGCAAAAGCTCGACCCTAGAGTCCAGCTCGACACTTCCACAGCAGGAGACCACAAGATCCGCTTTGGCAAAGGAACCGCATTCTCTCAAGGAACAATCCAGGTCCACACTCCAATTGGCGTAATTACATTTCATGTCGTTCTCGCAAATACACCATTCCTGTTTTGTATTCAAGACATGGACGCTATGGGAGTCAAGTTTGACAACCTCAGGAACGTCCTAATCCAAGGAGACAAGGTTATCCCAGTTGTCCGCAAATGGGGACATCCATGGATGCTATTGTACCAGCCAGAACACAGCCTTGCATGGAGTCATTTGACCGAGCTTGAATTGCGTCAACTACACCGACGTTTTGGCCACCCATCGGTTCGACGTTTAGTGAGGATACTCGAACGAGCTGGCCATGACCCTAATACCAAGTATATCCAACACCTCACCAAATATTGTCACCAATGCCAGATGCATGGTAAATCGCCAGGTCGATTCAAATTCACGTTAAAAGATGACTATGAGTTTAACTACTCTGTTATCATTGATGTGCTATACCTAGATGGGAGACCAGTACTGCAAGTCGTGGATTCATCAACCTCATTTCAAGCTGCAAGGTTTTTAAAGGACATGTCTGCCAAGAATGCATGGGATACACTGCGTATGTGCTGGATCGATACCTACCAAGGACCACCTGAGTATATTGTCCATGATGCTGGAAAGAACTTCTCATCTACAGAGTTTAGACAACATGCCGGATCAATGGCAATTGAAGTCAAGGAGGTACCTATAGAGGCCCACAATAGCATAGGAAAAGTGGAGAGATATCATATCCCATTACGTCGATCATACGAGATCATTCGAGATGAACTTAATGGCGAACAGATTGACAAGGAAATAGCTTTGCAGATGGCCGTCAAAGCCGTAAATGATTCCGCAGGTCCGGATGGAATTGTTCCTACCCTACTAGTTTTTGGAGCTTACCCACGGATGACGGACATGGACCCTCCATCACCTTCTATTGTCAAGAGAGCTCAAGCAATTCATGCCGCCACCAAGGAAGTACGACGTCTTTATGCTGAGCGCCAAGTCAACGATGCGCTTGCGATGAGAAACGGCCCAAATACCAAGCCAACGCTCGATTTACCGATTAATTCAGACGTCCGCGTCTGGCGTGAGAAAGGCGGATGGAAGGGACCGTACAAGTTGCTAGCAACTAACTGTGAAACATGCACAGTGGCAATGCCACATGGCCCTGCCAATTTCCGTTCAACGGTAGTGAAGCCTTACTATACAGGAGAGGCTCAGGAGGATGAACAGCAACGTGGTCAAGCTAATGCACGACAACACGATGATCAAGCAGACCAAGATCAAGCAGACCAAGATCAAGCAGACCAAGATCAAGCAGACCAGGACCAAGCAGACCAGGACCAAGCAGACCAGGTTAGCCAATCGGATGATAATAGGATAATTGTCGAAGACAACCAGCCTAAACGCCGCGGCCGGGGACGACCGCTAGGATCACGCAACAAATCCAGGCCCATGATAAACGTCCGTCGAAGTAACCGCCAACATTTTATAGAAGATATCGAGGATTTTGATGATCAATTTATTATCGCTATTATCGAGGAACTTGAGACATCGATGGCCTTCATGACAAATAAGGAACAGGCCGACATGGAACTTTCAATCAAATTAAGAAAAGAAGGCATTATCACGACACCCGGAGCACCATTTGAAGCCTCGTGGAATCAAGAGATTAATGGCTTAATTGCTAAGGGAGTTTTTAAATTTGAGGAATATAACCCTAAGAAACATGTCGGTATCCGTATATTCAACTCAAGGCTAGTCAACGAGGTAAAGGGCAAGGCTACCGATAGCCCATATGAGAAATCACGACTCGTTATTCAAGCTTATAATGACGAAGGAAAGGAGATGATACTCACTCAGTCTCCAACAATCCAGAGAGCTAGCCAACGTGTAATTGCTGCATTAGCACCGTCTTTATTCCAGCTACCAGACAAGAATATTAAGATGTGGCTTCGAGACATCACTCAGGCATATGTCCAATCGACAACTTCCCTCAACCGACTGATCCTAGCTCGCCCTCCTAAGGAGATACAGCACATGTATTCACCAAACACAATTATGGTTGTCTTAAAGCCATTATATGGAATCCCTGAAGCCGGAACGCATTGGTGGGCCACGTACCACAAGCACCACAAGGAGAAACTCTCTATGGTCACGTCCACTTATGACCCCTGCCTGCTGATCACGACAACAGAGGACGTCTTTGGAATTGTAGGAATGCAAACGGATGACACTCTTATCCTAGGATCAGAAGAATTTTCAGTTTTGGAAAACGATGAACTAACTAAAGCTAACCTAAGTGCTAAGCCCAAGGAAGTCTTATGTTTAAACACTCCACTTATTTTTAATGGATGTATCCTTATCCAACATGAAGATACAGTGGAAATACGACAGAAGGAACAAGCTAGGAAGCTTAAGCTAGTTGATGCCAAATCCGAAAACTTCAAGCACGAATACATGGAACAACGTGCCCGTGGAGCTTATATCGCCACAATCTGCCAACCGGAAGCTGCCTTCGACTTATCAGTTGCTGCGCAACACCAGAATCCAACAGAGTCTGAAGCTACTGCGTTAAACAAACGACTTGATTGGCAAATAAAGCACATGGAGAGAGGCATTAGATACATCGCACTTGACCTCGCGACCGTTAAACTCTTCGTTTTTGTCGACGGATCATTCGCTAACAACAAAGATTTCAGCTCCCAGATCGGATATGAAATCATCGTTGCGAATGAAATTACAGGAGACGAAGTATTCGAGATCAAAGGAAATCTAATCCACTACAGCTCAACCAAAAGCAAACGGGTAACTAGGAGCGTCCTAGCCTCAGAGATCTATGGCATGGTAGGAGGAGTAGATATGGCTATTGCCATTAACACTACTATCAAGATGATTATGGACCAACTTGGATTCACGAGCATTCCGATAATCGTGTGCACTGATTCCTATTCTCTTTATGAATGTTTAGTCAAACTTGGAACAACTAAGGAGAAGCGTCTAATGATTGATATCATGGCCATTCGTCAGTCATATGAACGCAGAGAACTACAGGAAATTCGCTGGATCAACGGACAAGATAATCCAGCAGATGCTATGACTAAGTCTAACCCTAACAGAGCTCTCGAAAAGTTTTTGGATACGAACCACCTACAAGTACGAATAGAGGGATGGGTTAAGAGAGGAGAGTAGTAGTAGTAGGCGCAGGATAGTTGTTTTTCATTCCACAAAGAAAGAACTGCCAGTGTAGGAATAGAAGCTGCAGTTCGCTTCTGCGACTGAGTTGAGGGATATAATGCGCCTCGCTTATCAGTCAGCGCATTCATGTAAATAGCTCCCTTCGAACGCCTTTGGAACAATAACTCTTTTCA